GCCCGTGCCGGATCGCGCTGTTGATCGCCGTTGCGTCAAACCCCGTGTACTGCGTAAGCTGCGCCCGCTCCGCCTCGGTAAGAGCGGGAAGCTGCGTTCGCATCGCATCTTTGGCCTGCAGGGCGGATGCACCCATTCCCAGCTTTCTAGCCGCCCATGAAGCTTTGCTCGCCTGGCTGCGTCCAAAGCCGGCCACCTGCGCGCGTTCATTCTGCATCGGCAGGCCCGCCGCATTTGAAAACCGCGCGTATTCCTCCCGCAGCCGCCCCAGCTTAACGCGGCTCAGCAGCAGTTTTTCTTCGTCTCCGGCCGCATCCTGCACTAGGCAGCGCCGCTTCTGGGCGCGGATGGCCGTCTCCAGCGCCCGCTGCTTCTGCGTCGCTTCATACCCGGTGTAATGCCTGCCCTGGTAGGTGATGCCGCGGGCGTTTTCATCCCGAAAGCGCCGCAGCTGTTCCGGAGTGTACTGCGGGCTGTGTACGCCCAGGATGATGGGAAACGCCGTGTGCCCGCAGTTCAGCGTACCGATACGGCGCGCAAGCGAGGCGTTCAGCCTGGCAAAATCCGCGTCGGAATACTGCCGTCCCTGAATATCCTCATGGTCGGGCGCGCTGTTCGCATGTGCGCTGATCTCCCAGCCGTTGCAGCCCAGCATATCGTGGTCCGCCTGCACGATCTGTTCGTCCATCAGGCCAAGCCCGCCCATGATATTCCGGCGCACAGCGGCCTCCAGACTGGTGCTCACTCCGCTCTCGTAATCTATGAAGCGCACGCCCTTGTCCGCCAGCGCATGCGTGGCCTGCCGGATGGCCGTGTTATAGTCGGAGGCTCCGGTGAACACCTGCTCAAACGCGCCGTCCATGCATTTCTGATAAGCCTTTTGCAGAGGATAAGGCTTGCCGTCCGGCGCCGTCAGGCCGAGCGTTTGCGTAAGATTGGTAAAGTCCTTTTTGGCCAGCGCTGCCGCTGCGCTTACGATCTGCTGTAAACTGCCGTTTTGTTCAAACGGCTGCGCCCATGGGATCCCGCGGGTATCAAAGCCGTAGCTCTTTTTTGCGGCGTCGCGGAACAGCCGGTTGATCTCGCTGTGCGTAATGCCAAGCTGCCTGCGCAGCATATCTTCGATCGCTTTCCGGCTCTCGCCCAGCGCCTGCGCACGGTAGATCTGATAGGCTGCCGTATCGGTTATTTTTCCGGCTTTTGCAACGCGGCGTGCAACGTCTTTAAGAATAAACTCCGTAATAGGCTGCGCGATCGCATAGGCGCTGTCCCGAAGCACATTGATCTGGTCAGAAGTCAGGGCCACCGCTCATCACTCCGTATCCCTCAACAGCTTTTCCATTTCCGGCATATATTTTTCGCGTATCGCCTGCTGCTCCGCGGGCGTTTCGCAGGGTTCTCCAAAATACCAGCCAAGCATCAGTTCGTCCTTCAGCAGCCCGCTGCTCACAAGCTGCATCCTGCGGCTGAACTCCTTTTCGCTGTCCTCCAGCACGCTGTCGCCCCAGGTGCAGGCGATGCGGCAGTTCCCGGGCGCAAGCCCGTATAGATCGGCCAGTACGCCGGCAGCGTCCACCGCGTCGCACAGTGCTGTTTCCAGCGCCTTCTGTACGTCGCTCGCGGCCACGTAGCTGCGCTGCCTGCTCGTCCGGATCTCCTCGGCGGTCTTATCCACCGTTTCGGGGTTTGATATCGTGCCATAGGCCAGCGCACAATTGAACTCAATGCGCCGCAGGATCTCATTCAATCCGCGCCGCTGGCTCTCATCCCGCAGCTGCGGGGAAAACACCTGGTAAAAATTCGCGTCTGCAGCGCCAAGCGCCCGAAACAAACGTTTTTTGCCCTTCGGCATACGGGTATGGCCATCCGCGGCGTCCTGCAGATAGTCCTCCGCCGCGTCAATGGCAAGCTCGCCGCCTTCAAATTCCCACAGGAACCGCCCGTACTGCTCGTCCGCATCGCGGATCAGCTCCACGGCCCGGCTGTATACGGACACCCCCATGGGGCTGGTGCGGTCCACCTGGTTGGCAAACGGCACGCGAAAATGCCCAAACAACGGGCGGCCGACGTTCTGCAGCGTCGCGTCCGGCGCCAGATCCGCCCATTCAGGCACATCCGTAAGCGGTATCTCGCGCCCGATGTGCACGTCATTGGTGGATGCATACGCCCGGTTCTCGATTTTATAACCGTCGCTCCCCAGTTCGTGGCGCTCAAAACGTGTGTATATGTATTTTCCGCGGTGGATCTGGTCCAGAAACACGGCGCCGGTCATGCGCCCGGTGCCATCAAAGCTCAAAGGGATAAAGCGGTCCCCGTGGATCACATCGAATACAATGCCGTCGCCGCTGTTATAGGGCTTGATAACGAGCCCTCCCAGCGCGCAGCCGTATTCGACCTGGGCGCGCAGCCTGGAAAACAGGGCGGACGTCCAATCGCGCATCGCGGCGGCGCGTGTTCCCTCCGGGGAAAAACTGAAGCGCGCCTCGGTCACGGTGAGCCTTGCAAACTCCCCGGCGATGGCAGCGGGCAGCCCCAGGCTGTGCAAGCCGTCTTTGCCGCCGGTCCACGGCCCGCCGCGGTCATACATGTCCGCCCACAGCCCGATGGAGTTTTCCATCTGCGAAGAGATGGAGACCGCGCCGGGAGCGGAATCCTCACCGAAGGTCTGCCGCAGCAGCGCGCGGATAAAATCCAGCATCTTTTTAAACATGAATCAGCGTTTCCTCCAGTCTACCCAGCGAAATTCACGCGAAAGGATCGTTGCGCAAAAATAACGCAGCTCATCCATCGCGTGGTCGTTTTCCTTGATGACCGTGTCACGGTCCAGCTTTTCGTCCGCCCAGCGGTACAGGCCGAACTCGCGGCGGCAGTCCCGGCACACATCCATGACCTGCACCATCCCGGCCGCCAGCAGGGAAGCCGTCACACGGATTCCGTTGACAACGTCATTTTCGGCCTCCCGCACCAGAAACTTCCGGTGCCGCCGGATGGTCTCAATGAAAGATGCCGCGGAGGGGTCCACAATGACCTTCTGAATGTAGTATCCGCTTGCCAGTTCTTCCAGTCTTGCGTAGTATTCCTCATCGGTCATCTGGCGCTGTGCCCGTCGGCTGTCGAAGTACCATTCCTTCACGCGCACCGCCCTGCGGCCGTTCACACACCACAGCCCCATGCTGCACGGATTCACCGTGCCGTAGTCGATGCTTATATAGAACTGTCCGTCGTTAAACGGAAGCTCATGCAGGATATACCGTTCCGGGTGCTCTGCCACAAGCGCATAAACCAGTCCCTCCGCTACGACCCAATGCCCAAGAATAAAGCGCTCATAAAATACGCCGGTGTATTGGCGCCGGTAGCGTTCCTTGATCGGCTCAGACAAACTGAGATTGTCATCCATCGTGAAGTGCAGATAGAGAAGTCCTTTTCTGCGGCACTTTTTGATCCATTCAACAAAAAACCAGTGGAAAGGCCCGTCCGGGTTGCAGTTGAACCACCATTTGGACCCGTCTACGCTGCACCGGGCCGTGGCCTGGTTGACAAAGGATTCAGGCATCAGCGCCACCTCGTCGAACAGCACCCCGGCCAGTGTGATGCCCTGGATCAGATCCTGCGAACGTTCGTCCTTCCCGCCGAACAGGTAAAAATAATTGAGCGTGTTGGCGCGCCGCACTAGGATCAGATTGTCCGCCCGGCGTTCCATGACGGTATACCCACGGCTGCGCAGCATCAGCTTCAGCCAGAAGATCACATTGCGCCGCAGGCTTCCAATGGTTTTTCCGCATACGGCAAAATTTTGCCCTGAAAAACGATGCATCGCCCACAAGCAGAAGGACAGCGACATAGACAGTGTTTTGCCCGAGCGTATCGAGCCGTCCGCGATGATGCCCTGATAATCTTTCACCGGGCTTTCGTCGCACCACCAGTTTAAAATACGTTTCTGCTTATCGGAAAACGGCTGAAAATGGAACACACCGCTGCGCGCCTGGTGGGCCAGAAGAACAGCATTTTGAGCAAGCTGTTCCTTCAAATCGTGCAAACGGCTGTCAAAAGCGCCCCAGGCGTTCATGCTTCACCATCCCAATCCGCGCTTGAATCGTCAGGTGCGTCCGGGTCCCAACCGCCGCCGGCAGTGGCGTTCAACGCATCCATGAATCCATCGTCCGGGGCATCCTGTTCCGGCGGGGCGGCCTCCCGCTGTATGCGCAGGAGCTCCAGCTCCATTTTCCGGCGGTCATACTCACGCCGGTGCTGGTCGGAAGGGTTCATCTCAAAATAGTCCGAAAGCCATTGAAGCGCCTTCATGCGGTCCGCCAGGCGTATGCTCGCGCCGGATTTGCCCAGCTTTACCTCCGTTACAATGCCGGCGTCCACACAGGCGCTGTCCTTGAACCGCACATCGTTGACGTCCTGCGTCAGCCGCTTGCCGTCAACCTCTATGGGCCCAAACGGCCCAATTACGTCAACGGTGTAGCGCCCCCACTCCACAAAGTCGGAAAGGTCCGCAAAGGCGATCTGCAGATATTTTTCCACCACGTCGGAGGCATCTGCCAGCAGGGCATCGGCTTTGATCTCTTTCAGCCGTTTCACTTCGCTCCGGATGTGCTCTTTCTGCAACAGGTTCCATCCGGCCTGCCCGGCGCTTTCCCGGCTGTACCCCGCAGCGATGGCGCTTGCCGTCGCATTGAATGTTTTCACATAGCGCAGGCAGAACAGCCGCTCCTTATCGGTGAGCTCCGCAGCCTTGTTTATCTCGCTGGCGAGCTGTTTGTCTATCGGGCGAACGTTCGCTTTCCCAGCGCGAACGCTCGCCGAACGTTCGCCCTTCCTTTCCCATCCTCCAGTGCTTTTCCATCTGCGCACCGTGCCGGCGGGAACCCCAAGCGACGCGGCAATGTCAACCAACTTCATTCCGGATAAAAACATCTCATGCGCTTTTACACTTTTTTCACTCAACGTCACCACCTCTCTCAGGACATATGATTAAAGCTCGCGCAAGCGGGCAGGGGAGAACCAGAACAAAAAGAAAGCGCACCGGTTTCCCGATGCACTTTCTCAATTCTAAGTATAACGCATCAAAAACGAACATTCCGCTACAAACTACCGAGAAGAATTATTTTCTTTGAAATATCGGTTTACGACCATCCTCACGGTTTCCGCATCTCGAGACGGGCTAAGCTCCTGCGCAACCTCCGCCCAGCTCCAGCCGTCAAAGCTCCTGCGGCTGATTGCCACACGCACCTCGGGATCTGTGATATCCTCTATCTCGATCAGTGCCCTGCCGTACAGCCGGTCGTATTCATCGTTGAGCTTTTTCAGTCTTTCCTGCATGGCCGAAACGTCGGCATCGGTTTTCACCCCGCGGATAATGACCGTATGCTTTGTGTACGGAAAGTTTTCCGCACTGCCATGCACCGCGTCCTGCGCAATGGTATCTTTCCGCCGGAGCAGTTTTTCAATCCGGCTTTCCCGGGCTTTTATGTCAGCAGGCAAGGCCCACAGTTTTTTGTACTCCTTGAATGTCACCCAAACACCTCCCGATAACAAATTCCGCAGACAACAGGGTCCTCCTTGTTCATTCGCCATTGACAGTGTTCACACGGACGCTTTTCGCGCTGTACGCCAGCGCCCGGTGGCCGATACCGCACAAGCTTATGTATCATTGCTTCGATCTGCTTATCCTTCCCGCTGCTTGCCAATGGCCGTTCCACGCATGCGGTCACGTTTGCAACGCTGGAAGCTGAATATCCTGTCGCCTTAGCGATATAGTCCAGCGTAAAGCCAAGCCTGCGCATTCGGCACATTTCGTTTTTATCGGCCTCGCTTATCATCGCCCATCCCTCCCCGCGGCAATGCAGGCCACCGTGGCAAGTTCGCCTATGAGATTCGTGTTGGCGATTCTTTCGTTGGTTAATTCGGCGCGCAATTGTTCAATGCGGTCTGCCGCTTCCGCTGTAATGCCTCCATGATTTTGGTATTGAGCGGAGTATGCGTTTAATCGCTCCACAAGCTCTTTATCTGTCATGCTCTGCCTCCCTTTCCTTCAGCGCGGCCTCGGCGGCTTCGCGGGTTAGAAAGACGGTTTTTCCGATACTTTCAAGATCGCACAAACTAAATTTTTCTTCTAAAACCGCTCTCGTTCCCTCCCAACAATCCCGGTATTGCCACCCGTCGCAATACTCGTCGCAGTGATCGATTTCTCGCCACTTGCAGATGGACGCACCAACCCTGTACACTGTATCCCCGACCTTACACGGCAGCACCACAAGCCGCCCATCTTTCTCCGCCTGCGCCAGTTCCTCCGGCTCCAGCCCGGTGTCCTCATAGGCGGCGAGGCGGTCAACCCAGTCTCCACTGTATTCTGTATCGTCGATTTTAAGCCGAAATTTTCCACTGTCAAAGTATGTATATCTTTCCATGTAAATCCTCCTACCATCTGCGACCATCAACAGGTTCAAAGCGATTCTGGTCGAGCCAATAATGCGGGCATTCTCGTAATCCGTATAAATAGGCCAGATACGCTTTTCCTACATTCGCATTCCCGCAGCCAAGGCCTCTGCCATACAGGCATGTGGAGCAATTCCGCGGCACTTTTTTAAACTCATGTACTTCTATTTCTCGCATTGTGAACCCTCCCGTATGTCTCCGGCCCATTGCTCTGCCATGGCTTTTGCAATGCCGGGAAAGGTTTTCGCTCTTCGTTTTGAGTTTCGATTACTATGAAGTTTATATCTGTTGCAGATGGTAGGGTCTCTGTTTGCACTTGTACTACCAACCCATAATCCTTCTGGAATCATAATATCCGTTGCCATCAGAGGCGGCAGGTTCTGAAGCCAGAGACACGTCCGTTTTTTCCATGGATGCCCGAACATATACGGCTCAATTACCTGTGAGTATGGAGGTAGCCCATATCGTTTCATCGGCACCGGATTTTCCACTGCAATCTTCGGACAGTCCGCATTCAGGATCTCATAGAAGAACTTTGCCGCTTTTCTTCCGCGGCCGGATCCCTGATTGTATGATCCCCGTTGTAAAGTCTGACAGCTCCCGCCGCTGTCAGATAAGTACATGGAGGAAATGCAATGATCATGTCCCATTTTTCAGCTATGTTGTGCCGCGTCCCGTCAGCCGTATCAAAATCGCACCGGCCATTCAGTACCGGCAAAACATCCGCTTGTATATGCCATTCCGGATGTCCTCCGCTGCATGGTTCAATGTCGCAGCTGTAAGCTTCATGACCTAGCCTCCGCAGCTCAATCGTTACTGCCTGGCTTTCTTCACATGCTACTAAAATTTTCACTTCGTATCCTCCCGGCGCTGGCCGTTGCTGCAAAAGTGTAAAGGGTGGTATTCGTATGTGTTTTGC